CAATGTGTTCATTAATGAAGTGCTTAACATTACTAGGACTTTCAATATACTTCTTCTGAGCAGGAGAATATTGTCTAATGTTGCTATATTGATGCAATTGTTTAAAATCTTTATCAGAAGATAGTATCAAGGTTTTCTTAGGAGAAGGGAATAACACATTACCATCAGTGTAATTTTCTTGAGTCCATTTGGCAAGAACTGCAATAATATCATCGGCTTCAATACCATCCAGATTCAATAATTTATATGGAAATGCTTGTTTAATATCTTCACGAACTTCTGATATAATTTCAAAGACAAATTTCCAATCTACTGAAGATGCTTCTCTAGTTGTTTTACGACTTGCTTTATAGTAAGGAAACTTTTCTTTTCTCCAATAATTTCTACCATCTGATGCAATAACAAGTTCTCCATATTCACCAGAAAACTTCATCTTATTATATAAGATAGAAGATATTATAGAATGTCTAATAATATTCTTACTATTTTCGGGGTTGTCGGGTGTTATATCTCCCATAAATTGAAAGATTGATGCCAAAGCAATCTGGTTAAAATCCATAATAATCATTAGAATATTCTCAATATAATTGTATTTTCATTAGTACGACCAAATGGGAGATTCCCCTTGGATTTTAGTTCGGTAAATTGTTCTACCATTTGTTTTTTATTCAACAAAGAAAAATCTTTAACTATATTTGGTTTAACAACTTTGATCAATGATAAAACAGTATCATAACCAATGATAGTGGTGCCCTTTACAGTCAATTTATCGTTATCTGTTGCCTTGTAATAAGATATCTTACGGGTTACTGTATCGTATAGCCAAACCTCCTTAGAATCAATTATTTTAGATGGAGTTATAGATTTAATATCTAACTCTGTAAACACAGGTAGATACTTCATCTTTGAAACTATATCAATAGCAGATTTGGATTTAACTACCTTAACCTTTTTAGATGATACTACTTGTTGTGTACAAGATGCCACAAAAGAATTCAATAGTTTTAGAAAGTTCTTTATCTGTACAGTTTTAATATGAGAATATGAATCTTTCAGATCCTCACATTCTCCAAGCAACACTTCTTCAAGTTCTTGTATATGATTTTTATACATATCAGGAATAAGCCTAGCAGCCTGTCCTGAAATAGTCTTAACAGAATTCTTAAATACAAATGTTTTTGGATATCCTAATGTAATAAATTCATCAATCTCTCCATCAATTTCTGCAGCAAAATCTACAGCTATCTTCTTAATTCTATCTTGAATTGAGATGACATTCTTAGGTTTTGTAGATTCAACTTTTGCTTTTGGAGTTACTGATATGACATCCAATTGTTCAATAGAATCTTCAATGAAAGTTAGTTCACGTTGATCTAGATATTGATCTCTTGCTTTTAATCTTAGCAAGATACCAATCTGTCTAAAATAATTTTCATCAAGTTTAGATAACAAAGTCTTTCTTAATTTATTATCAATAGCATCTAATGCCCACTTTTTCTTATCAGCAGGTGATGCGTATACGTTATACCAATTCAACGCTTGAATTAATGTGACTCTGTAATCTAAAAAATTGATAACAGGTTCATTACTACCTTTCATTATTGCATCAATTTTATTGCGCCTTTCTTTTATCTTTTGGTCAGGATCTTTTTTCAAAGCAACCATGATGATTCCTTATATATTCCTATAGTTCATGTTTATTTTATAATGTGAGAAAGCTTTATGAAACTCTCCTTCATATTCATAATATATCTTTGCTAAAGATTTTTGCATTCTTTTAGTATAACTTCTATGAGTTATTTGTTCTTTAGAATTAAAACATATTCGTCCTCTTATACGAGTAACATATATAGCTGCCATAATATAATCCCACTTCAATCATCTTGGTTTAGGTCTTCATATTCTTTTGAAGATTCATATTTAAGCTTGGTCAAAGACTTCTGCTCCCTCTTGTAATCAGTTTTTAATTTTACTACTTTACTACGATATTTGGCTTCAGATAATTCACCCTTTACCCAATCATGCGTATATTCTACATTTGAACTCACTTCTTTTTCCTCGTTGTTAAAAATTACTACATTACACTACAGTTGTTAATATGTCAAGCTTTCCTTTAGTTCTCTAAAATACTTTTAATTCCTATAAGAACATTCTCTCGTTCTCTTAAGATTTTTTCAACATTACTTTGCTGAATAGTTAATAACCTTTGATATTCATTTGAATCATTATCAAGTTTATATATAAGAGCAGTAGCCTCTTCTGCATTATGGACAATCTGAGCGTCATCTATAGTATAATCACATCTATTGATAGTAACCATACACCTATAATCATATAGCATCAATACACTATACATGATAGCCTCATAGAATCTATTTGCCATAAATGCATAGTTGTTATGGGTATGTACATCTTCAAAATATAAAGAGTATTTGTAATCCTTCAAATGTTTGTCAAAAAATACCTGAGTCTTAGTTTGATATTCCCAATCTAGTTTGTCTTCAAATGAAGCAACGACCCCAGCATCCTTAAACTTTACATGATTCTTTTTTGATGCACTTAAAGTATAATCAAGACCATTATAATCTAACATATCTTTTATATGATTCCTTCCTTAGGTACATTAGAATTTTGATACTCTTTACCATCAAATATCAGAGTATTTAGATTTAACGTGTGCCAGTGTGTAATCCAATCATTAAGCAACTTACCACCAGATTTCTTACGTAAAATCCACCCCCTATATCCTTCTCGTGGATTATTGCATATCATATCATAGGTACGTTCATTCTCATGACTCCATTTACGTAAAAGTATATTATCTTCAACATCGTGATCATTTACCAACCAGAACATCTTAGCTTGAGGATTATTATTAAGCACTTCAAGATATGCATTGTACTTCATATACGGAGAAGCATAAGCACATATAATAGCATCATACTTTTGATCAAGATAAAGTGGTATCTCTGACATATGTGCTAACAAATCACACTGCAGATAATCTCGTATGATAATACTATTCCTAACATGTACTATACATGTCTGATTAATCTTCTCCTGCTTTCTCTCACACGACTCAATTATCAATACTTTCATTTTATATCCTTAGCTAAATCAGCAGTTTCTTTATCTTCACGAACTTCTAAAAATATTGGGAGAAACAAAGATTCTTCACCTTGAACATTCTTGATTCTAGCATTATACTTCACAGCAATAATTTTGTCAAAGTATTCACTCGGTGGTGCATTTCTTTGCTCATCAGTAAATCCTGAACCAACATATACCTTTACTTTACCATCAGAAGATTCACAATATAATGAACCTATAGCATCAGCATATTTACCTGTTCCAGATATAACACTCATTACTTTCAGATCGCAATCTAATTCAGCTTTGAACTTTATTTGTCCTTTAGATCTTTTGTTTTCCCATAATGAATTTGGATCTTTAAGGATGATACCTTCATCCCCATCATCAAGATAGTTTTGAAATATTGTTTGAGTTTGTTCTAATGAATGAACATCAAAAGTTTCAACCAATTCAATTTTCCTATATATATCACATCTATCAATAAGATATAGTAATCTTTTGAATCTATATCTATAAGGCTGGTCACATTTACCTGCAATGAAATCTTCATAAGGTATTTGGTCCCAAAGAGTAGCAACAACTCTATCTGCTTGTTCTTTTGTTATAGTTCCCTTTACTGCCCGATTCAAGATCCCATTACCAGTTTGACGATCACATATCTTACCGTTTGAATCTGTTTCAATTGTATCATATACCAGAAGTTCACCATCAAACACAAGGTTTTTACCATAAGCCAACTCAATAAATTCTTCTTCCAGACTGCCTAGTAATGAAATCTCTTTACCATTCCTAGAACGAAACTCAACAGTACCTTTTAAATCTCTATCAAATTTAACAATAGCATTGAATCTCATGCCATCTTCTTTCTTCTGGACGATGGCAGGGAATGTAATCTTATCAACCAACTTCTGTTCAAAAGGCGAACATAACATACAAGGGAATTCTGGTATTAGGTTCTTCCAAACCTTATTGATTGTTGAAGTATTAACACCACACTTAAGGTCTTTCTGTATGATTCGCTCAACAACTTTTGCATTATTTGCTGTTACATTTTCAAGAATAAACTCTAAATGTGTAATAGCATTGTTACCAGTAATTTTGCGACTGGCTAATTGTTCAACTAATTCTTGGATAGCCCAATCTAGATTATCATCACTCAGAAGAAAAGTATTTGGTTCATACTTTGGAATCTTTCTTTGATAAAACTGGGTGAATGGATCATTGGCAAGACGACAAACTTCTTTCAGTAGTTCATTGTCTTTATGTTTGGTCAACAATTCAATTTTGAAGTTTCTTGAATTGTTCGCTTCAAGTTCTTGTAGTATTTGTAATATCATTATATGTCTCAATATAGGTTAAATTTTAGTTTTACATATTATACTCATAACTTCTTTATTGTACAAATTAATCTTACCCCATTTGTGCTCTGGAATGATTTTGATTTCTAACTCTAACAGTAAAGAATAGATTCTTGCTTTTGCCGATAGACTGTTTACTGTAACAGTTAAATTATTTTTGGTGATATAATCTATTGTTGATAGGAATTCTACTTCTTGTTTACTATGCGCCATTATTTTTTTAAAATAAATTTTCATCAAATCTTTACGATGGGAATATTTTGATACCCATTCTGCCTCTGTACGAATATGTCTTATTAAATTTTCCACGACAGGTTCTTTATGAATATTATCGGTTTCATGTGGATAGATACATTCTACGGGGAAATGAAGCGAACCAATTTTATATATATTAAATGCATATTTGGGATGCATTTCCCAATTTAGAAAGATAAATATTCCTCCTTTGTGGTTGTGTATGTACTCTATACCCACTAGCAATTCGGCATCTTTTTCTTTAATTCTATTTAAAAGTTCTACACATTCATAATCTGCACCTATCCCATGTTCATAGTGGGAGATCTTTATGTGATTAAAATCAGGACTCCATTCATTCTCTGGTGGTTTTTTAAATTCTGGTGGTTTTGATAATTCAGATAACAATGATTCTATATCATTACTATTTTGTCTTCTTTCTCTTAATTCTTGAATATTCATAAGGTACCCCAAGTTTCACAAAGTTTTACACCGATATTGCTAACGCCTTCTGCATCATCCTCTAAGAGTGAAGCTATCTTCCTTTTAACATCTCTTATAGTTTTGCAACGCAGACGCAGGTTGATGTTTAAACCAGCCAACTCCCCAGCATATTGATATTGTGTCCAGAATACTTCAAATTTATATGGCATTTTCTAATCTCGTTTCGTTAAAGTTGAGCTATTATAATCTATACAATAGCTTTGTCAACACTTATTTAAAAATAGTTGACCATTTCATTAACTTTTCAATCTTATTTTTCTTCGCAGTATCAATAGCGAAAGTGTCGATCATGCCATCATTCATAATCTCTTGCTCCTTCAAAGCTTCTTGATATATCACGAGAAGAATAACCATATCCCGTACTTTCATTAACAGCGTAAATACCATTAAATGTTTTGCCATGATATCCAAAAACTTCCTCTAAATGAGCACCAATCAACAATTCCTGATGTAGAATTTTCCTAATATTAGTTATCATATAATCAGATACAAATTCTGCAAAAGTTTTATCGTGATCCTCTTTTATATACAGATATTCTAGGCACTGAGAAATTGTATCTATTTCTCTATCTATATCAGATTGATCAAATTTTTCTTCGGTTTTTCTGAGACGATTTATAGCAAGAAGTTCTATACCTTTTGCTAATTGTTCAAGGGTTTGTTGTTTCTTATTACTTACTTTTGATGTTTTTAGATATGTTTTCATACTGTTCTCCTGTTAAGTTAGATATAGTATAAAAGAAGAAAATGCGGTTGTCAACTATTCTTTTGTTAATCCTAATGCAGTATTGTCTTCAATATCAATATTATCTTCTAAATATATCTCATAGGTATTGAAAGGTAAAAGAGATTCTTCAGATATTTTAGATTCATCATCTTTCTTTGTATGATTACCAGTAACAGATATAAGAATCAATACTGCTAATGGATCAAATACAAAAACAATCATCAATATAACTATC